AATTTATATAAAACTTTCTATCCTAAAGAGCACGAGTGCATCCACCAAACTTTCTCCGCCGAAGCGGAACAAGCAACCAGGAAATATGCCAACCTGATTTTTAATCGGACTTTGCCAAGGCAAAGTTATAAAGCGTGCTCCGCTTCAGATGATTCAACGTGAGACAGTTAGCCAAGTTATTGGCATATCCGCCCGCCGCCATTCAGCATCCAACTGGTCATAATCGTACGTTACAGCCTGTAGCTGTCGTGCTGGATGATGCTTATTGTATGTGAATATGCGTCTATTGAAATCATCAACGGTAGAAAGAAATATATCTCTTCCATGATAAAAAGTTTCCCTAACAGCCATATCGATGTTAACATCAGTAGCTTCCACATGGTCCGCGCATTCGTGTATCCATTCAGGAATTTCTTTAATCACCTGCAGTTCTAAGGGGGCCTTTACAAGCCCATCGTCATCAATAACGAAGCCTCTTTTCAGAAATTGACATTCCGACAAAGTTTTCGTTCTAAAGACGCTTGCTCCTTTATCTGCGGGCGTTATAGACATTCCAAGCTCTTCACACACCACAGCAATATTGGCTCCATTGAACCAGTCAACATCATCAGAGCGGGAAATAACTATATCATCACCATACACAGCGTACGCAACATTGGCTTTAAAATAGGCAAAGTTGCAAACAGTTTTGGGAGCTGCAAATTTTGCAACTTCCAAAAACTGATAGTACACTAACATAGTGTGTATAATACAGTTTATTTCCGCCGTGATGGCGCAACCAGAACAAATGCCAATATTCTTTCTGTAGACTTTATCTCGAATGATAATGTCAGTCTGAATAAGCATTTCTAGTAACACTGCACGTGCCACATAGTTCTCTGAACCCGGGGCATCACCATACCAATGTGAGACCACTCTTCCATAAGCCCGAATAAATTCAGGGTGGAGCGAGCGGTCCCAATTCTTATAGTCATAATCCTCGGTTTTTGAACCAATAGCAGTTAGTCGCTCATAAAGGATCGCAAATTGAGATGTGGAATCTAATCCCACACAGGAAGGGATCCTTCCTGCCTGAGCATGCTGAGCCATAGTAAAGGCGCCAAAGTATGCTCGCATCAACATATTATAGATAACATCCATAACAATGAATGTGCGAGTAGTGCCAGATATTATTTTGGCTAACTTACGGCGCTCGTCCTTAAGACAAGCATATGCAGGCAGGAAGGGTCGCTTCCCCTGTCGGATCATTTCCCTACATCTACGGTAGTCCTCCGAAACCACGGGCGTGGCATGGAGCTGAGACTCACCGTCTGCGCGAATAAATAGCGCAGTCTTTCCTTTAGAAGCTGGAAACATTTTCTTATACCGGTGCCCAGGACTCGTCATCATCTCCATAGATTTGTACGAGCCTTCTATCCCATTTATCACTTCGTTTAGTGTCAACTCGCGTCGACATTCAACATCAGTTAAAGTATGGGTGAACTCAACCTTGTAGACCTGCTCCACAACGGATAGAGTCTCAGGATTGATTGCTCCCGGTAAAAGATTATACCCCTGCATGTTATCAAGTAGCAGGGGACGACCTTGGAGTTCCGGAGCCAAGCGGCTGTCCTTAGGATTCAACACCGCGGGCTCGGTAACACATCTGCTTCGGTCGTGAATAACAGATGGGCGGATTTTAGTAAAAGATTGTGGGACTTGATAGTCACACGGCCTTTGAAGTTTTCCGCAAAACTCCAAAGGGTCCATCGAAACGCCTTGTTCTTGCATTATCCGGAGATCGCTGTCTTCCTCCTCGATGGCGAGAAGAGGCCTGTTGTATTTGGCGATGAGAGAATCCACATCCTCTCTGTAGATAGGAAGGTACGCTGCTATATCCTCAGCCGGAAGACCCGCAATATGCATCCCCAATATCTTGGAATTAATGGTTTTATCCAAGCGTAGCGCCAAAGCACCACACATTCCACTAAGATTTGGAATTGTCACATGATAGACAATTGGAAGCATTGTCAAGGATCCATCGGCGTGCCT